GTGTAACGGGGTTATTCAATGCCACCACCGACGTACCGCATGGCAAGGGCAAGACGTAGAACGCAAAAAAGCCGTTAAGTCTGACCCCGGTGGAAGAACATCCTTTTGGGATGACACCCCATTCGGGGTCGGGATCAGGCTTAACGGCTCTCTTGTGTAGTCTTCCACGACTCACAACGCAAAGATAGTCCATCCAAGTCCATCTTGTCAACACCTTTGTGTCTTCATTGTGCGCTAGACAACAATACCAAGCTCTGATATCAAGCGGTCTGCACAACATATGGGCACGCTATGAAGATCACCGATGATGAGTTTCTTGAACTCTGGCACCGGCTTCGCAGCCCCCAGAAGATTGCAGACGAATCCGGACTCACCGTTCGCACCGTACACCTCAGACGGCGCAGCCTCGAGATCAAGCTCGGCATCTCGCTCCCGTCTGAGAACCCTAACCCGTCCTGCGCAAACCACCAGCCCAACTTCCACCTTGTCAAGTACCGTCACCAAGGCGGCATCACTGACGGCGTCATCCTCGTCTTCTCCGACGCGCACTTCTGGCCCGGCATCCGCACAACTGCTTTCAAAGGCTTGCTATGGGCGATAAAAGAACTTAAACCGCATATGGTCGTCGCTAACGGAGACATATTCGACGGCGCCTCGATCAGCAGGCACCCGAGGTCGGGCTGGAGCAGCAGGCCAACCGTTAAGCAGGAACTAGACGCCTGCAAGGAAGCCATGACCGAGATCGAAGAAGCCTGCCACAAGGCTCGCCATCACACACAATTGATCTGGCCACTAGGTAACCATGACGCAAGGTTTGAGACGCGCCTGAGCGCATACGTCCCCGAATTCGAGGGGGTTGACGGGCTCACCCTCAAGGAGCACTTCCCGAAGTGGCACCCCTGCTGGACGTGCTGGCCAACGCCCGATTTAGTCATCAAGCACCGCTACAAAAATGGCGTCCACGCCACCCACAACAACGCCGTCAACTCAGGCAAGTCCATCGTTACTGGGCACCTGCACAGCCTCAAAGTCACCCCGTTTGATGACTATAACGGAACCAGATTTGGCATAGACACCGGAACATTGGCGGACACTGACGGCCCACAGTTCTCAGATTACATGGAAGATAACCCGGCCAATTGGCGCTCTGGGTTCGCGGTACTAACGATTCGCAACGGCCAACTGATGTGGCCAGAGATTGCCCGGAAGCACTCCGAAGGGATGCTGGACTTCCGGGGTAACCTAATTAACGTCAGCGAACTTTAGTCGTCAGTCTGCTCGTCAAACTCGCCTTCTTCACCCTCTTCCTCAGCATCCTCGGCATCTTCGGACTCGTCAACGCCAAAACGATCAGCCCAAAGCGCGAGAAACGTGTCCTCGTCTTCGTCTCCGTTCAGGAGGTAGTCAATACGCTTGACCATGTCGCCTACGCACTTCAGCAACGCAACCGTCAAGTTGAAGTTCTCAATAGTCTGCTCTGAGTACTCAGAGACATTGTGCTCGGCCTCAAACTCAATCCGCTCCGCTACAACAGCGATCGACTTGTCGTCGCCATCAAAGAATCCACCAACCATGATCACCTCCTTCGAATAGGGCACGTCGCCCACGATAAGTCTACTTGCGTATTCCCTCATCCTGATGACAGCCTTGTTGCGCCAAGGCTTTAAAGCCCTTGGACAAGTCTTTAAAGTCATTGCGCGTATGGGTTCTCTCTCCGGCGCGATCGGCCACTGTCAACATAATCATCCTCGTCCCAATTGTCCTCTGGCGGTGGATCCACCTCCAACCATCCGCTGTCCCGTAGGAACCTCAGCGCCTGCGTACACGCATCCACAAAGTCGTCATGGGTAGACTCAGGTAACGAACAGATCTGACTGACGAACCCCTCGGCCCAGTCCCTGACGTACCCCTTCCTGTTGCTGCTCTCAGGGATCCACACCCGCCCTCGGGCAATGATGTGGCTCACGATGTTGAGCCTCTGCAGCTTGTCAGCGTTGCCGGGGTTGTACGCCCGGATCGGCAAGTGCGCCCTCTGCAGGTCCTGTATCAACGAGATCCCCGCGGACTTGTCCTCGATCAGCAGCAGGTCAACGCGCTTCTTCTCTTTCCCTTCCCCGTAGACCGCGCCGTACTCCTCGACCACCTTCGGTCGAAGATCGGGGTATTGGAGGCGCTCCTGCCAGCAGTCGATCACCATCACGGACATCGGGCCATCTAACGGCTTGAACACGCCGAACGTAATGCACGCTGTCGGGTCGTTCTGGACCTTCTCTGAGGTCGCCACGTCATAGGACTGGATGATGTACTCGAACGCCGGGAAGGGCTTGCCATCGGGCCACAGCCGGAACATATCGCGCTTCACAATCCCGCTCTCTTCAGGATCGATGATCTCGGCGTAGATCTCCTGCCGACCTAACGTCGTCCCCTCGTACTGCAGGATCTGCTTCCTGAAGTTGGCGCTCAGGTTGTCGAGGTTGGTATACGTCGAGGCGGTCGTCACCGCTACGTCGTCACCGTCCCGGCCGATCAGGTCGATGATCAGATCCTTTGGCCGCGGAGTAGTCGTGCAGATCATGATCGTGCGCTGACCTAGCCGCAAACCGAACTGGATCTGATCCCACGCCTCCTGCAGGTACTCCCAAGCCGCAAGCTCATCCGCCCAAGCAAAATGGAACTGAGGGCCGCGGAAGCGCTCGGGCTCCGACGCCGGTATCCCCTTGATCAACGAACCGTTAGTCAAGCGGATCTCGTGCAGCGCTTTATTGTAGTCCGCGATCAGCGCCTGCGGTATCACGCTCATCAGCCCACTATCCCCCTCGAAGCAAGTCGAGCGCACGTCACTGCTCGTAGGAGCCGCTACAAGCGATCGGGTGCCGGGGTTAGTCCAAGCCATCCACCCAATCTGCTCCGCCGCTGTACGAGTCTTCCCAGCGCCCCTGCCGGCCAACAACAGCCAGACCGACCACCAGTCACCCGCGGGTAGGATCTGATGCCTGTGCGCCTTCTGCAGCCACCTCATGCGCCACGCCCAAGCCACCTGCTGCTCAGGCTTGAGCGTTAGAAACTGCCTCTTGGTTTCTGGGTCCTTGAGGATCTCGACCACGCTGGGAGGCAATTTACCCCCACTTTTGACGAGATTTCCCACTTTCATCGGTACTGGCCGGCGAGCGATCGAGACAATTTCCCACTTTTACCCCCAAAACAGGGGTGAAAATGGGAAGTCACTCTTCGATCTGCCGCGTCATCTCGGCGTTCTTGAGGATGCTATCAAACATCTCAGTCGCCTGAATGTTCACCTGCAACGGGTTGTCCTTGTCCCCGGCCACCTGCACCCTGTTACCGTAACGGTTAGGGCTCCAGCAGGCCAGCAGCTTCATCCGCTGCTCCGTCCTGAGCTTCAGCCACTGCACATACCCAGCATCTATGCGGGTTCCGCCCCTGCCGTCCTCAATATACCGCGGCTCCGCGTCAATCATGGCCAACGTATCCTGAGCAATCGCCTCTACGCCGTTCTCGCGTGCGAGGGCGACCCGTGCAGAAAGCGCCTCGCTGCGCTCCATCCAACTATAGAACGTATTCCACTCCGGATATCCCTCAGTCCTGCAGATAGCCCTCAATGGCTCACCGCGGGAGAGACGAGCGCAGATGTCGTCCTCTATCTCTTGGGTCCACTTGGTAGGGCGGCCGATCTTCTTTGGCTTGAGCGCGTCGATCTGCTGCTGTTGGCGGTTCTCTGCTATTGCGGTCTCGATCTCTTGGATACCAATAGCGTTGATGTATGCCTTTGTTGCGGCCTCTTTAGCCTTCTGCGCGGCCTCTGGCGCTAACGCAGGGGTCAGTGCCTTCTTGGGCCTTTTCGCGGCTCCTGCGGTTTTTTGCGGCTTCGTTGTCTTCGCGTCCGACATATTCCAGTCTCATTGCGTTGGAGTGTTGATTTTACAGGACATTCTAGATTGATGCTAGAACCATGTTGGAACCAAGATGGATCCTTGATGGTTCCTTGTTGGTTCGCAACAAAAAAGGCCCCGAAGGGCCTCTTGTCGTTAGTCAACTAGCAGGTTGGTCAGGTGCTCAGGGCTGCCCTCGCGGTACACGCCACCGACATAGGCGTAATACTTGACGCCCTTAGCGGTCATCATGACGCCGATCGCTGGGTGCAGGTTCTCCTGCGGGATGAACTTGGCACGAGCGGCGTCTGCCTTGGCCCAGCGCTTCTCGTCGCTGATCTGCTTGCTTTGACGGGCCTTGATTACGTCTGAAAGTCTCACTTCGCTACTCCTTCAATGTTGCGGCCGATAATGACCGTAGACAAATAATAACTTAAAAAAGGGGCCTTGCAACCCCTTCCGTAAAAATATTTTTAGGCCGCCAATTTCGGGCGCTGGATCACCGTCTGCTTGACGCCGTTACGCACGCCGTGCTCCTTGATTGTGGCCACGATCATGGCGGTCTCGCCCTTGTCAGGGAAGCCGCTTGCGTTCCCTTTGTAGATCACCACGTTCTGGTTTTCGTCCTCACAGATATGGAGGTAGGTGGTGCCATACAGCCCATCAAGAACGACAAGGTGCTTGACCGTCAGCGTCAGGGTAACCTTCTTGCCAACCTCGCCAATGTGCTCACGAGCAGCGTTGAGGGCTGCCTGCTTATCCGCCCACTCAGCCTTGCGTGCAGCGCGATCGGCAAGGATCTTGCGCACTGCGAGTACCTGCTTCTCGGACAGTTTGCCGTAGGTGTCGAGCGCCTTTGCGAGAGAGCCGCCAAATCCTTTTTCGTAGCCGACAAAGTGGCTACCAGAGAAGATCTTGAAGGTGACGCACCACTCAATGATCGCCTCGCCGTCCTCGAACGTGCGCAGGAAAGTCTTGCGTGCGTTGGCAAGAATGTTGCGGTGGATCGCGGCTTGGTATGCGGCCTCGTTGTCTGCTTCGTGCATGATTCGCTCCTGATTCGCTGTTGGTGAACTGCGTTATGCAGTCCGTAGACAGATATTGGCATAAAAAAACCCCTTGTGCGGGGTTTTGGTAAAAATATTTCTAAGGACAAACCCTAATCTCTATATCCTCGATACAAATGAGCGTTTGTGTGGGGGAGAACGCACTTCAGGGGGCTAACAGTGCCTGCCGTGCCAGCGCTTGGACACGAGTAAGTTGTGACCCTTACGAACGGTCGTTTGCGGCCCCACAGAAGGCTGCAACGCACGCCATACTGCCACTTAGCTCGTCGCCAGTAAGTGATGGCCAAACCGTACTGTCCGTCAGCGTACTCAGCCCAGCACCACTCCTCAGGAATGACGAGTACAGTGAACCTACGAATCGTTGCTTCGATTCTCATTCTGTTTCTCCCTCTTGCGTTTATCTTTGTGCTTGCCGGCCCCTCGGGGAGGTCGTTG